ACATTTCTTTGTAAATTCTTAAGTAAATTTCATAGCCTTATTCCTTATGCTACTAATTGCATCCATTGTGGTGAGTGTAACATCTTCCTAACCTTATCTTCTCTACCACCTATGACAGTATGAGATGGACGGGAGTGTTTACCACCATCTTTATCATGACTAGACCACCATGTTGCGGCCTGATAAGCAGACCAAAGAGTACCACGATTATAAGTAGCATACCCATCATATCTAGCTCGACCATGTAGATGTCGGTTCTCTTCATCAAAGATCTTCATTAGATTAGAGAGCATAACTTTATTAGGTTCCACCTTACGAGTAACATTATTAGTCCTCTTAGCCAGTGTATGAGTGAACAGATGGATTACATTATCACGACTAACATCAGTATGATACCAATCTCTCATCTGCTTTAGTCCATTATTGGCTATATATTCACCAGCACTTTTGATCTTAGAAGCAAAACCTATGACACTAAAGTTCTTGGTATGTCTACCATAAACATATGCCAGCTTATCTCCTGATACTAATGTATTCCAACAAGCACCTCTCCATGCTCCCATGAATCCATTGTTAGCCCATGTTCTATTGTGAGAAGTACGGAATCTAAACTCAGGTACAACTATATCTCCATTACCTATCTCCATTTCATGAGCAGGAAAGAAAGCTCGTAACTCTAACTTTGCTCCATCAGCATATACATTAGTTTCAAATGTAGCATTAGTTAAATCTAGCCCTGATCTATGTATAGAGTTCTCTACATTCTCCACTATAGGCTTATACTGTACTGGCTCATATGCTTCAGAGACTACAGCAAGAGGTACTTTATTATCAGTACGTCTTAGACCTACACCAATATCAGATGGTATATGATACCCTTCCTCTGTATTAAGATTGAACTTCTCTACATTAAAATCAATAACATCATGGTTGAACATTACACCCATGTCACATACTCCTATTTGATTGTTGATGTTGTACGTATTGCTCATCTTGATACTGTTCAAGATCATTCAAGTAATCATTGATCTCTTCAATATCTAATGAATAGATATTAGATACATCAGCTACCGATAGGAGATAGTCTACCATGTCGGGGCTAATATCTCTATGATCTTTGTACTTATACTTCCTCTCTGCTGGTGGTTGGGACATTGCTTGGCTCCAATTTATATACATGTTTCTGTGTCCATAACATATACCCTCTGTTGTCTCGCCTTTGTACACGATCTAACTTCAGGTATCTCCACAATCCTGAGTAATTATTATATATATCATCAGCATTATTGCAAGATAGATCCTTCACTCTAATATATCTAGGCTTTTTCATACTACACCTGACACCTCTTCAAATTCAATTGGAAAATCATAGATATCCCACATAAGATATCCTCTTGGTACGGCAGTATATGTATCTGATAAGTCTATTTCTTTATACCACCCTGCTCTCAGTTTCCATCCTATATTAGTTAATGTAAAATTCTCTTCCATTAATTCTCTCCTAATAGGATCGTGGGGGAATTGCACCCCCACTTTCCTGTATGTAATTATATCACAAATACACGGCCTCGTATATCCACGATGGCTTTCATATTCCAGAAGTGAGGAGACTTGGCTACATGGAGATACCATTTCCCCCAATCATACCTCTTGCCCTGCTTTGTTTTAACAGACCCACGAGGTATGCTCTTCTCTTTACGTAGACGTAATACAATATTCATTATAGTTCCTTCCTATAGGTTAATACTTCTTAACTTTCTCGACTATTGTGGTAACTCCGTTGTTAGGAGTGTAACACAATAGACAATCTTTGCACTGTTGTCCAGTACAATTCTGACGTTCCACTTCTTCATGTTCCAGTACATTATTAAATGTCCTGTGAAAATACTTAGGTGGTTTATCCATGATATTACTAATACGAGGATTAGAATAGATCAAGATTAAATTATCAGGCATTATGTCTCTCATATGCTCATGGTATTTATTTATTAGATCCTTTCTCTTAGTCCACAATGCAAAGGTACAGCCCTTATTTTTACGAGCAATGGTTACATAATTAACCAAGTGTGTAAGATTAATCAGCTCACCATGAGCATCGAACCTAAAGTAAGCATCATTTATAAATGGTATCTCATCCCATTCCATCAAATGACCGCTTAATAACTTTGAGTTACGTTCCAATGCTGGTGCTACATTTTTACGAAAGCCCGTTAGCAATGCAAAGCTGTAACACTTGGGGCATATATGATCCTTCTTCTTTGACTTGTGCATCTTGCCACAAAAATCATTAGTCAAAGTATTAACAGAGATGGCACGAAATTCTGCCAGCTTGCCTGATAATTTAGATATGTGTATTCCTGATTTCATTTTTCATCCTCATTCAAACCACATTATTTTTAACTACTACGTAGTAGTTCCTTCATAACTACTACGTAGTAGTTTATTAAAATACTAAATCTCAAACCGATAGACATACCTACCACTAGTATTCTTCTCCCTTCTTACAAATTTACTTTGGTATTTATCCATCAATTTTATAGGCTTATCCTTCCACACTCCAGTGATAACCCATTTATAACGAGGCCAAGTAGAAGTTTGTCCTATCTTTTTACTATCCATTAGCTCCCAACAAATCCACTTGTTATCATAAGCACGTTGGGTGAACTCCATTATATTAGATATAAGCATGCTCGTTACTCCTCATCCCTGTAGTCTCTTATTTCAATTTCATGCAGGTGAAAATACTTTAATACATCTGCTGGAATTTTTCCATCGTATCCCCATAAAAGAGTTTCCACTTCAACATCGGGAGTTACTATTATAAGATATAAACTTTCTATATCCTTCCACTTACATAATCTAACCCTCATGCCTATCACATCAGTAATTCTATGTTCAACAATCATGCCGCAATCTCCTCGTTAGTTTCATTTAATCCCTTAACTCTTGGTAGTTCCTTCAGAACTACCAAGAGATTAAGGGTTTTTATTAGGCTCATTTAACATCCATTACCGATGCTCATCTACACCTATACCACTCTCATCCTCTATGATAAGCTCAGTATTCCATCCACCATCGGGATCTATCTTGATACCAACAACATTCAAGCCCCATTTATCTATGAGTTTCTTTATGTCGTTGTTAATGCTAGACCTAATGAACAGACCTTTAGCCTTGCCATTAAAGTCATCCTTCCAAAAGATATCATCCATCTGCTTTGTTCCTTTTACTTAGTTTTCCACGATAGGTCAAGCTCTCTTGATACTTGCCAAAGTAATCAGAGATCCAATCCCCTGTTCTGAGGTAATGCTTTATCTCTTTAAGATAGCCCTCATGATCCAAGCTCTGAGCTAATGCTCCCTTCTGTCCTTTCCGAGCCAGCCGAGCATACTCCTTCCTCTTTTTATCATTATACTCCAGCCACTCTATAATATTAGAGATATGTAGATTCCATCCCTCTGGTACTTTCAAGCAAATAGGATGGGGTTCGATGCCAGCTATTTTAGACATAGCTTACTCTCCTTTTATAGTATCAATGAACTCTGATACAGTAGGTTGGTTCCCAAACATATCCAGCAATTTATCCTCTGATTCCAAAGTATCAAATATTCCTGACTTTTTCATATGTTCAAAGCACTCAAGCATAAAGCAAACCCTCAGTGCATCTGTTCCAAAGTCTGGATTTTCAATAGATTTAAACATTTCCTCAATCACTGTTATTATCGACTTCCTCATTTCAATTGAGCTAACAGCCACGCCTACTGATTTTCTCAGCAATGCTTCCATCTCTTCTACTCTCATCGCAACCTCCAATTTATTTTTACTACTACCTTAGTAGTTCCTTCAGAACTACTAAGGATAGTAGTTTATTAAAAGAACAATCGTGCTGTAAACTAACCATATAAACAGTCATGCCTCGACTGTCAAGAACTATCCTCCTTTTATGTTGCATAAGCTCTTACAGTTAAGAACCCTTTTGCATTACAACTAAAACATCCACCACTAATTCCCCCTGCTTCATATTGTTGAAAGGCAGGAGATTTAAAAACCTTTTGACCACCACACTTACCACACCTTTGCTTTGTCAAGAGGGAACCGTCTTTGACTTTGTATACATTGAATTCCACTGGAGATCCATTCTTATATACAAAGCTACCCTCTTGCTTTTGATAATGGGACATGTGATGTATCCTTTGACATTAGTTAAAAAAAAAAAGAAAAAAGAGAGAGAGGATGGGAGGTATCCCCTCTCTCAAAGAGTCTATGCTCTATGAAGCATTAGCCTCTCTTTCTGCTTCTGCCTTTGCTCTTTTGGCAGAGTGGCCCTTTGCTCCAGTGACAGGATCAAGGCCATTATTCAGCATATGCCAAGAGCCTTTGTTTGGCCCTTGAAAGTGAAAGAGCCTCATGAGAACTCCCTCTGCTTTCCTCTGTTCATAGAGGCTATGTCCCTTGCCAAGTTTCACAGTCTTGCAAGTCTTCCAGCTTCCGTCTATGAATTGCTCAAGACGGACGTTCTTATTTCTTCTAAATGCCATTTGGCACCTCCATTCAAATTGTTCGGCCCCACCGAATGGTGAGTCCGTAAAGATTAGAACTACTTAAACTCTTAGAGACTCTTAGTACCTCTAAGGAATAAGTAGTTCCTTCAGAACTACTTCTTCCTAAGAGGTACTTAGAGAGTCTTAGAGTTTATATTAGTAGTTCTTATCTTAACGGCCTCATCCAAATCTTCATCGTTCCCCCTTTGTTCTCATCCTGTTCTCGATCTGTTCTCGGCCATTTTCCCTAGTAAAACAAGGTAAATCCTACTATATAACCTCTCAGAGGATGATTTTACAAGTCTCCTTCATCAAAGGTATCATTTTACTTGGGAAAACCTATAATATACTCCCATCTTGATAGGGGGAGGGAAAAAACAGTCAAGAGAGAGATATATATATATAGGGGGTGTGACATATTGACCAAATATTTTAGGGCTACCGAAAAAATCCCTTGGACTTACTCCTAATTTAGTGTATAATTATATATAATATATGATGATATCGTAAATTTTAGAGCTAATTTGGTGTTTTATTTTTATTATTTTATTATTTTACTACTATATTATTGTTTTTATTACTTTTTCATAAGGATTTAAATGGAATTAGAACAAGAAAATATACTAAATCCCTTCATAAATCTGAATAGTCTACTTAGATTAAATGTATTGCAGGACACTAAAGCGGATTTCCTTACGTTTGTCCGTTTGATGGCTCCAACTCTTGTCTCAGATTGGAAAATGGGAAAACATATTGAGGTTATTTCCAACAAATTAAGTCAATTAGAGTCTGGAGAGATAAAAAGACTGATGGTATTCCTACCACCACGTAGTTCCAAGTCTGTTATCTGTTCCAAATTGTTTCCAGCATGGTATATAGGGAGAAATCCAGAGCATGAAATTCTTACTGTTTCTCACAGTGATCAACTTTCTAGTGATTTTGGCCGTTCTGTTCGTGACGTTGTTAACTCTGAACAGTTTCAGGAGATATTTAAAGGAGTTTCACTACGAACAGACGTTAGAGCAGCCGGGAAGTGGAAAACAAATCAAAACGGTACGTACTACGCAGCCGGGGTACGTAGCCAGATTGCAGGACGAGGGGCTAATATAGCCATATTGGACGATGTTATGTCCGAAGAAGATTCATATTCCGAAGCTGGACGTAGATATGTCAAGGAATGGTATCCTGCTGGTCTACGTACACGTATAATGCCCAATGGTTCCATACTCATCATTAATACAAGGTATCACTATGATGATTTATGTGGATGGCTCCTGAAACAACAGGAAGATATGAGTGAATATGAAACTATTCCGTGGGAAGTTATACGAATACCCGCATGGCTGGATGATGAGGCAGCAGAACTTTTAGAGCTACCAGTAGGTTCCTCATACTTTCCAGAATGGAAGCCCACAGAAGTATTACAAATTGATGAGAATGAGATTAAAGCCTCGAATGGAGCACGATACTGGAATGCATTGTACATGCAAGATCCAACTCCAGAAGAAGGTGGACTGATAAAGAAGAAATGGCTACGATTTTGGGAATATGAAGAACCACCCACCTGTGACTTTATATTACAAACGTATGATACAGCTTTTTCGACAAGCACGAGTGCTGATTACAGTGTTATTCAAACATGGGGCATCTTCTCCTTACCTAATGAAGATGAATATGGACGAGAAAGTATAGTATCCCATCTTATTCTACTAGGTAATATGAGAGGACGATTTGAATATCCTGAGTTACGTAGAATGTCACAGATACTATTTCATCAATTCAAACCTGATGTATGTATAGT